TATTTGTTGCAAATTGTAATAAAGGTTTATCTATTTTATTTTTCATGTCATAATTAGTGGTAAAAAATGGATCATTAGCTAATGATGTTCTTTTTTCTTTACCCATATTTTCTGCTACCTGAAGTTTATATTTTTTATATTCTTCTCTAAGTATCATTAACATACCCATTGCAGAAACTCTATCAAAGTTACCATCTTCATTCCAAGCAATAGATTCTTTTAAGTAACCTATACTTCTTATTTTATGTAGATTCAGTAAACCTGTTTTTTCTTCACCATAAGCTGGTTCTAACATATAATCAGCTTGTAGTCTTCTACCCCAAGCATTTATTTTAACTCCTGAGTTTGTACCTTTAGCTTTATTACCATATAAATTGTTAGCCTTTATTAATTCCATATCTTTTAGAATTTGTGGATTGTCAGCTAAATAACTTAATGCGTTTCTATGTGAGAAATATGCAAATAAACCTTTTTTATCATTTTCATAATTAGCTACTGCATTATAGAACTTAAGCATTCTAATACATATTTCATAAAACTCATTTGCTGTTTTAGGTCGTCCAGTAAATTCAGCTACAATTCTATCTGTTAGAATATCAGCTATCCAAATACTACCTAATGAGTTTGTTGTAGAGCTATCATCATCATAGGTATCTATACCACCATAATATCTAAATCTTGGTATAACACCCATACCATCTGTTTGAGGCATTTCAAATATTTCTATTGCTCCAAACTTATTGACATTATCTTTCATAGGAAACTCTCGAATAACTTTATCATCTGCTGATGGTGTATATTCAATAACTCCACTGGAAGAATTAGGTATTAACTTTCCTATGTAATGTTTGCTTGTAAACTTAGCTAATTCAGGCATAATAGTTTCCAAATGTCCTTTCAGATCATCCACAGGGAATAAAGAACCTTGAACTCTCATTACAGCCTCTTGAGGTGTAATTGGTCTTTCAGCTTTTTCTTGAGTTAATGCATTTTCTTTACTTGCATTCTCTCTAATTTTCTTTCTTCCTTTTAATATTTCAATTAATGCTTTTATAACATTACTGTTACCATTAGTGTCATAACATCCTTTTCTGTTCATGTATTCAGGAACAAAGTAACCACAGCTACCTTCTCCTTTTACCTTATCCCAGACGTTACGAACCATTTTTACTTTGTAACCTCCACCTCTATAAAACAATTCTTCAAGTCCTTCAAACTTAGCTCCAGGTGTTCCTCCAGTACCAAATACAATCTGATAACCAAAAGTAAAATCTCCATCTTCAATAGATGGTCTAGCAATATTCCATGTTTGTAACAAACCAGGATATATACCACCTTCTTCATGAGCCAACAACTTACCTCTTTTTCCTCTTCCTTTTTCTGGGTTTCCTTTTGTTGTTACTTCAATAATCTCAGACATGTAACCTCTTTCTTTTCCTTCAGGATCAATATATGAGGCTCTTTTGTGACCCATTGTATCTTTCTTCTGTCGAAGTTTTGTCCAAGGTGTCTTATCATCAATAATTTCCATTGCATCCCAACACTTATTTAGAATACCATCTTTAGTTAAGTATTCTGATTCAGATGCAAATGCAAATCCTTTACTGTTTTTAAATAAATAAAAATTTCTATCAAACATAGATGCTACCTTAAATGAGTAACCTCTACCTCTGGTTTTTAATACTGATCCATATTCTGAATCAGCTTCTCCTTGTTCTACATAATGATAAAATAAATAATCACTATCCCAAACATCTGGAAAATCTCTTACTCTTTCTGCTCTTTTACCTTCACCTGTTGCTTCAGTTCGCATAATAGGAAAGTAATTTAGATACCAATAATAATATCCTGGTATCCATTCTCCATCACTTTCTCTTACATATCCATGCTTACATCTTGCTGTTTCTTCATCCCAGAATTTTCTATACTCTGATTTAGGATGAGGATTAGGATATAGGTTAGTGTACTTTCCATGTTGTTGATAGTGTATTGCAGGTTGCCTGAAGTAATCCATATCTTCAAGCACATGAGGTTTAGTTACATCAACTGTAATTCTACCTTTTTCATCTTTAGGTCGATCTTTAGCAAAACCTCTGGTTTCATCATCTTGCATCATCCATTGTAACATTTCAATGGACTCTACAAAATCTAAAATCTCCATCCTTATATCAGATGGAGTTTCGTTTAAATGATCCCAGTATCTATTATCTATACCTACACTTTTATATATTTCTTGTAAATTTAACTTTTCTTCATTTGATAAATTAATCTTCATACAACCCTTTAATTTTAGATCCTCTTACACTATTCTGCATATCAAGATCTTTCTTAACTTTTATTTCAAGTTTTTCTAAGTTTTCCAATAGGTCACCTGTAGATTTTATACTATTCATTACCTGATTAGCATTGTGTACCAGTTTACCATTTTGATCTTCCTCCTTTAAATTAAGTTCTCTAAAATGTCTTCTCAATTCATTTATAGCTGTTTTAACATCTGTCAAGAATCCAAGAGAAAGTGGTATATCTTTTTTATAAAACTCAATAGCTTCTTTTATTTCATCATCAATTTTATAATCTCCCGTATCATCAATCATACTTATAATCTGCTCATGTTTCTCAACAGGATCAGTTATATCATGAACAAAGCTTCTAAAGTCAGCATCCCAATAGATATAAGCCATATCTTTTAAAGCTTTCTTTTTGTTTTTAGACTTATCCCTGTCCCATATTTTTTTAAATGGAACTAGGGTATAAGCCTGTGGAGATATTGTCAATTCTAAGTTTGTATCAATATCAAATAAATGTCTCATTACAATACCATTAATACTTCTCTTGCTTCAATTAACAAGTACAAATCACAATCCTTTTCTGCTTGTGCATACTTGGCCATTTCTCCAGTTAACTTGTCAAAAAACACTGGTTGTCCTAATCTAGGGTTAGAAGTATTTAATAATACACTATCACCTACTTTTACACTAATACCTGCTGTTTCTACTGCATTTAGTCCAACTCCTATTACTTCCTGTACATCACGAATCATAGGTTTGGCATTATCTTTAGATTCCAAAATAATTCCTGAATTTGACTTTACTAAATTTGCTGTGATTAACAATCTACCAAATGGTACACTCTTAAATACTGGTGTTACTTTTGTTTCTTTCATCTTCCTTTTGTTTTACTTTTTTATTAATTATTTCTATTGGTTTGTATTTAGCATGCAATGTAAACAAATACATCACATTAAAATTAGTTTTTATATTATTAAATTCTTCTTCTGTTTCTATATTCTTGAAATCCAGTGACTTTGTTTTTTCCTGAATAAACTCAAATTGGCTCTCCACTAATCTTTTTAAATCATTTAATGGTATTCTATATTTTAGTGACAACTTATGTAATACTAAAGAATATTTATCAGTCATTTTTTATCTCAAATCTAAAAATCATTTCATACACCGTACATCCTGGTTTTATACTTGGATTATATGCTGGACTAATCTGATTGTTAACAATAATCTTTTTCTTTCTTAATTCAGTTAGGTAATTTTCAAATACTTGTTTCCCCATATTTAAATTACTCCTTATCAAAGCTCTGTTATCTCCATTGAAAACAAAACCCCAAATATCATCTTCT